GCCAAAGATACTGAACTTGCAAACCGAGATGCTGCATTGGATGCCAAAGGTTCAGAAATTGCAAATCGAGATACTGCATTAGCAGCTAAAGGTTCTGAACTTGCAAACCGAGATGCCGCATTAGCCACCAAAGATACTGAACTTGCAAACCGAGATGCCGCATTAGCCGCCAAAGGTTCTGAACTTTCAAACCGAGATGCCGCATTAGCCGCCAAAGGTTCTGAACTTGCAAACCGAGATGCCGCATTAGCCGCCAAAGGTTCTGAACTTTCAAACCAAGATGCCGCATTAGCCGCCAAAGATACTGAACTTGCAAACCGAGATGCCGCATTAGCCGCCAAAGGTTCTGAACTTGCAAACCGAGATGCCGCATTAGCCGCCAAAGATACTGAACTTGCAAACCGAGATGGTATCATAGAAATGACAAATTCTGAAATGTCTTTATTGAAACAACAACTATTAGAAGCACTTGGAGAACTAGATTCTAAAAAAGTTATATTGGAAGAAAACAGAAACACAATAGACACTCTAAACCAAAGACTTTTACAACTCGGAACTCAATTGGAAAGTGAGGTAAGCTTTTTAAGTAAAACTATAGAAGAATTGCAACTACAAATTGGTAATAAAGATAAAGAACTATCTGAAAAAAATGTATTAATTTCAGATTACGAAGCACAAATAAATTTATTGACTAATTCTTTAAGTGATTGTGATTCTCAAATAAAACTATTAACAGAAAATGTTCAGAGACTGGAATATGAAATTAGTAATATTGAAGAGTTAAATAGCATCGGAGGAAGCAATACAGTTTCTAACGTCGTTGCTGATAATGTTTCATTAGATCAACAAACATCTGAGTTTTTGGCAGAAACAGATGGCTACGAAGATGTGCCTTTTATGGCCGGAGACGTTTCAGATGAAAGTATAGAAGAAATCTTTAATCGCCAAGCAGATGAACTCGAAAAACTAAAACTTGAAAAGGATGAGCTAGTACACGAATTGAGCAAAGTACAAACATCATTACTAGAGAACACTGAAAAACTATCTGATGCAAAATCACAAGTAAAAGAGTTGAAAAAAGAGTTATCAGAAAATAAAAGTTCCGAAGATTTCGAATTAAGATTAAAAAGTTCTATGAGAGCTCTTAAATCAATCGTTACATCTCTGAAAAAAAATGAAACAAATATTACAAAAATATTAAAGAATATAGAAAATGTAGAAGATTCTAAAGTGTTTAGAGAGTTAGGTGCACTTATAATTCCCATAGGAATATTTTATAAAAAAATTGAAGATGTAAACAATGATGAATCTGTAATGAATCTAATCGATTCTTTAGAAGAAGAACAACTTAACTATGATGGAAAAGACGTAAAATTCATTTTTGATAAAGTTTTAGAGATAAGAAATAAACTTTTGGAAAAAAGAAAAAAAATAGACGTTATTTTAAGAGATTACAAGAATATAGAATCAGACTCTGATACAACTGAACAAATTTGTTCACAAATAACTGATGAATTCGAATCAAAACAAAGTGTTATAATTAACATAATTGATACAATATCAAGTCTTGATGATAGTTTAGAGAGTGATAAATTAACACCTAAAGAAATATATGACGCCAAAACTCAAAGAAAAGAAGCGTATAAAGATTTCTTAGATAGTAAAAACAGTTTGATAGAACTGTTGACAAAAATTCAGGGAATCGCTATATCAATCGGCGATAAAATAAATAAAGATATTGAAATACTAAGTGTTACAAAAAAACTTTCTGAACAAGAAGTCGCAAGTCTAGAACAAGTAAACGTAGAATTGGATTCGGAAATAGAAAGAAAAACCGAAGAACTCGTAGAATCATTACCTGATGCACAAATGGAAGCACCTCAATCGAAAGGAAAAATAAGATTAAATTCAGCAGCCAAAGAAGTTGTTGATATGTTGAATGTTGGAAGAGAAGGTGTACGACCTATGGCACCTGAGTTGTTGGCAGTACAAGCATTTTTAGATGCAGGTAACTCAAGAACTGCAGCAGGATCATCCTCGGATCCACCGCCTCCTGTTGCAAAGACACCTCAACCTCCTCCTCTATCACCAGTTGCAAAAACACCTCAACCTCCTCCTCTATCACCAGTTGCAAAAACACCTCAACCTCCTCCTCTATCACCAGTTGCAAAAACACCTCAACCTCCTCCTCTATCACCGGTTGCAAAGACACCTCAACCTCTATCACCGGTTGCAAATACACCTCCTCCTCTATCACCGGTTGCAAATACACCTCCTCCTCTATCACCGGTTGCAAAGACACCTCCTCCTCTATCACCGGTTGCAAAGACACCTCCTCCTCTATCACCGGTTGCAAAGACACCTCAAACTCTATCACCGGTTGCAAAGACACCTCAACCTCTATCACCGGTTGCAAAGACACCTCAAACTCTATCACCGGTTGCAAAGACACCTCAAACTCTATCACCGGTTGCAAAGACACCTCAAACACCCCCACCACCTCAAACGCCTAATTCGCCACCGAAAACTGCAACTATAGCACCTAAAACACAACCATATTATCCTGAATTGACAGCAGAAGAAGCGATTTCCACATTACAAGGGACTTCTGTCCGTGATATGATAAATAAACTAAACACAGTTTAAAATAACTTAAATAATATAAGTTATGTATATATTTTTTTTTTAAACTGAGTAAATATGACAGATTTAGACGTTTGTCCACCTGGGTGTTTTAAGTGTCCTACAAAAGTACTTGTTTTATCATATATTGCAAACGTCCATTTAATAGCATGTATAGTTTATTTGGTACTTACTTTGAACATGGATACGCCTTTTAAAAATAGTTTGACGGAGGAACAAAAAAAAATAAAGGAAGAATCTAGTGAAAAAAGAGGACGTGTGTATAACACAGGACTTTTAATTGGAATATGTGTCGTATACATGTGGAATAAATATTCATTATTTTAAATTAGTTTTTTAAAAAAAAACATTATCAATAAATGGAAGAAGCATACAAATTTTCTATAAGAATTTTTAAAACAAACATTTCTCGTTTGTTCAAGAGCTCACCCGTGGAATCAATAATGTGGGCACGATGGTGTCTTCCTACATTCAATCCTAATTGTGACCAAGATCGGAAGGGTCATCTTGCAGATGCGGACAATTCATCGTGTGATACTTTGATTCGTGAATATAGGCAAAAAAGTCGTTTCAAAAATAATTTTGATTACAAGTCAAATCATTGACAACCCATTAGCCATTTGCATCTTCACATACCATTTTGCCAGTTGGAATATGTTTTATACTCAAAGCGTTATTTATATCACTAACATTATTAATGAAGTCAAAAAAATAGTACTAATTATTAATTTGTATAGTTAATTTTTTTTAATCAAGTTCGACTACATTTGGACTTTTTAAAGGAGATTTTCTAGTTTTTTTTGCATATCGCTTGGGACTTTTTGACTTTCTGACCATAGGACTTCTGCAATAAGTTGATCCAGTTTTTGGTTTCACATGATTACATCCAATATTATGACAATCTCCTACAGATGCTCCATTTTTTCCTTGACATTTTGAAAGTTTTTTAGAGCTTCTGTTCGGACTCTTTCTAACTCTTTTTTGTTTTTTAGGGCTTTTTTGGGGACTTTTAGGTTTTCTTTTCATTGGACTTCTGCAGTATGTTCCTCCAGATTTTGTTTTAACAAATTTACATCCTACATTGTGACATTCACTTGCAGTTGTATTGTACATTCCTTGACATTTTGTAAGTTTTTTCTTGGGTGATTTTGTAGGACTTATTAGTTGTCTCTTCATTGGACTTCTGCAGTACGTCGCACCGGACTTGGTTTTCACATAGTTGCAACCAATATTATGACACTCTTTTTGCGATGCATTGTAAAGTCCTTGACATTTTGTCATTTTTCTTTTAGGAGACTTAGAAGGCGATCTCTTCATTTTTTTTATAATTATTTACAAAATAATTAAAATTGGTTATGATATTTAAAAAACTTTTTTCTAAATCTCACATGAAAAAAGTAAGAAAACGATACAACTTAAATGGGTTTATAGAAATACATCATGTCATTCCAAGACAATTTTCTAAACATACTGTTATAAAAAAGTACAGGTACGATACAGAAGAGACTTACAACTTCGTATTTTGTCCGAGTAAAAAAGGGGTTGAAGTGATGAACTTGAGAGAAACAAGACCCGTCCATTCAGGAGGGCACCTTAAATATAACAATTTTGTAAAAAACAAACTAGACAACTGCGATTCTATTACAAATCTTTATATATTATGGGTATTTTTACATCTTGGATGTAGAGGTTTTATTAAAATACCTTGGAAATGAATTTATATAGTGTATGTAGAAAGGTATACATCATCAATATTGAATGTTACAATTTTTGAAACACAGTCATTTACTCCGTATGATACAATTATTTTATTATTGTTTTTGTTTACAGCGAGACCACTCAAAAATTGGATCGGATCACAATTGTTAATACAAAAACTGTTACTTACACGTTTCATTTTGAATGGATATACATTTTCTAAAATATACCAAAAGTGTTCATACTCAGAACCAAACGCATATCTTTTTTTGACGTTATTGTGTCCATTCCTTCTATGATAGTGCCCTATTCCTAAAAACCCGTTTTTTATTTTTACTAAATGGCAAGTTGTTGATATTCTTTTATTAAACTTATAATTTTGTCTCAATTTATCGATAAGACTATGATTTTTAAACACATGACTATATATGCCACTTTTGAGAACATTTGTTACTACATTTTTTGTTCCGTTTGGATATATTCCACAGATGTTGATGTTTTTATTAGTTCTTATTGTACAGTCTTTTTTAACTATACGATGCTTGATTTTACCAAATGTTTCAATTTTTCCAATCCATGATTGTAAATACATATTGTTTCTGTTCACAAATAAAGCTTGATTTCTCCCCTGTATAGATTTTATGTTATATTTATGTCGTACCAAAGACCAACATCTAAACTCTTGTACAACTCCATCTTTTTCTTTTATATCTAAATTCAATTGTGAAATACTAAAATCACAAGATTTGCAGTTATATGTCATATATATGTAATTTTTATGCATGAACAATCTAGTATCATAGATTCCTTTGCTCCAAGGTGGAAGATAATCGTTGCATACACCAATAGGTACTCCCCATCTAGAAATGGACGGTTTAATATGAATTTGATAAGATGGATCGTTGAGAATCCAAGTCCATTTAAGTACATTAAACTGTTCATCATAAAGTATTATCGCTGTTCCTTTGAACCAGGCATTTGGTTGGGTTCTTTTTCTATACGTGAACAATGGGGATTTGTCATCGCACTGATGAAGCGGGTCGATGCGAGCAGATACAATATATTTACATTTTTTACATGTATTCTTAGGTGCTAAAATTATAGATGGATTAAGTATTTTCATTTCATGATCATAACTAGGATAACCTAATTTAGGCGGTCCTTTTATTTTAGGCAATGATATATTTATATTAATACTATTAGCAAACATTTTATGTATTTGATTAAAAGAAAATAATTAACTTTACAAACACAGATTCAACGTTTTGTTTTTGACATGATATGACTTACATGGCTGTTTAGACTTGATACGTCGTTTACAAGATCTTTTACAGTTTTATCCATAGCCAACAAATCTTGAGAAAGTTGTTGCAACATTTCTGTATTTTTGTTTGTTAATTTTATTATGATAAGTTCATTTTTTAAACTATCTACTTCTTTTTGTTTTAAGAACATCATCTCGAGAAATTTTTTCTCTGCACTATGAAACAACTTGAGTATTTTAAGCGCTTCTTCTTTATTAATTGTTTCTGAATTGATTAAAGAGTCGCATTGTGAAGTTATCTCTTCGTATTCAATGTTATCGTCTTCAACACTGTCCTCCATTTTTTTAACTTGTTGGAAAATAAAGTTTTAAAACTTATTTACACACAAATTAACGCATAATTTTTTTTAATATATAAAAAATGCTAACACATATTATTGTACTTGCATTAACAATAGGATCTTACAAAAAAGAATTATTAGACGATGTGTTGACTAAAAAATTAGATTCAATAGAACCAATTGTATACGAATATTGGGAAAAAACAGGTTACAATGGAGTTTATCCGAATGGTCCGAATGATGAGTTATGGTCACAAATTGTAAATGGAAAAAATTATATTTTAAAAAAATCGTTTGTCACGGGTCCGATGTCACATTGTATAAAGTTTCACGAATCGTTCAACGGAGATGTCACAATTTTAGATACCAAAACTTGTAACTCTGTTTTTGATATTTTATCTTAGACTTGATTTGCCCAAAGAAGATTTAGGACGTTTCTTTTCTATAGAAGATCTAGGGCGATCAAACGGTGAAGAAAAAGAAGGACTTGCACTTTTGCTGCGACCAATGGGATTAAATTTTTGGGCATTTTCAAGTTCCTTTTGAAAACTAGCTATTTTTTCATTGATAAATCCGGTGATTATACTCTTTTTTTCTTCAGTTGGTTTATGTTCTAATGATTTGTGTACTATTTGTATATTTTTTCCAAATACAAAGTTATTGATGGTATCATCCCATTCGAGGCTACCTAGGTTTTTTATTTTTGTTTGTAACTCGTTTATGTAGTTGTTGAGTTCTTTTACAGTACTTACCGACGTAAAAGATGAATGGCTCATATTTTTACGAGAAAACTCGGAAATATCCATTTCTGTATGTTCAGAAGGAAGAGCTTCTAACAAACTTCCTATCAAATCGTTTGCGTCTGTAATTTTAGCAACTTCCATATCTTCATTTTCTTCCACTGACCTAAACAATTTATTAAGTATACTGTTTGCATTCGACATGTGTTTAATATAAACAACTTTTTAAATTAATTTAAAAAAATGGATCATATATTTTCTTGTTCGTGTATATTATGTTCACATTTTGTAAGTAATTTTTTTGTTCCATTGGATTCAAATAAAAAAAAACAAGTAAGATGGTTTGGGACACATGCAATCGTTAATTTTATAATATCGTACAATACATTTATGTCGGTTTACTATACGTTTTCAAATATAGAAAAATCATCAAATTACGAATATCAAAAAGAGCTTGGTATAACCAAGTTTGCTATGTGCCTTTCCATATGGATTCATATATATCACGCACTGTTTTACAATCTTTCAAAAGAAGACCTGTTTCATCATATATTTTTTGCAACTCTATTGCCTATTCCTGGATATATTTATGATTGGGGTACGGTTTCAAACTGTAATTTATTTTTCATATGTGGTTTACCTGGAGGTCTGATCTATGCATTACTAACGTTACAAAAATGTGGGTATCTGTTGAAATACAAGGAACCTTACGTTTCTATGATAATAAATGTGTGTTTAAGATGTCCAGGAATTATAGTATCTTCCATGGTTTTATCCTACAATTTGTGGAATGGTAATGTAAATGTTCCACTACCGTTTACAATATTACAAATAGTATTGTGTCCATTTAATGCAGTTTATTATTCGCATCAAAGTATAAAAAGGTTTTACAAGTAAATAAATGTTTGAAAGAAATAATCTGGCTTATGTATGACTATTTTCAACTCTATTGTAAAGGTTTCATAATAAAATCAAAGTCGTAATAGTATTTACAAAGAAAACAATCATAAATTATTCCTTCTTTCGGTGACACCATCGATAAAATAAATTTTTCATTGTGCTTGTACAGGTAATAATAATTTCCTGGAGTTTTTTTAAAGTTGCACTGTGCTTTGGACGCTTCCTCGGACATCATGTGTTTTTCTAGAATCATAGATGCTTGTTTTTGCAAAAACGTTATTTGTTCCGCAATAATACTAAGTTGTGAATATGTTGAAGAGTTAGATTTCACTGCCTCAAGAATTTGAGATTCTTCAGTCTGTGTTGCAGTAACCATTTGAAAAAGATTTGTCAAAACTTCCTTGTTACAGTTTGAAAGTGCCATTTTTTAGTAATTTTATTATTATTTTTATTTTGTAAAAAAATGGTGAAAGAATTTGAAAAGTTTGGAAAACACAAAGGAATCGCAAAAAAGCTGGTAGACAAGGATGATCTGGTACTTACAAATAAATTATATTCAAACCTGAACAAGTTTACATCTAGAACATTTGTATCGTACAATCCTGATTTTTGGAGTGGTTATGACTTTGTGAAAAAATATTCAGAACCAATTATGATCGCTACAAGAATAATGTTGTACAATCAAGACAATAAAAAGGACGACGGTTATCACGCAGTTTGTATTTTAAAACAAAGGCGTCAATTTTACCTGTTTGACCCAAACGGATATATGAATGCAAAACAACATTCACTTATATACACTGACCATAATGGGAAGCCTATAGATGGACCCAAGTTTTCTAAAAAGTATGGTATAAGTTTACCAAAATATGAAGGAATACAATCGATAGCACCTGGTAATGAGAAAATACCAAACGGTTACATAAATGAAGGTGGGTACTGTATGTTCTATCTTTACATTGGGTTGATGAATGTCTTGAAAATTTACGAAACTTCCAAAGAAAGTATTGTTACCATTTGTAAAAAAATAACAGACACGAAATCACTTACAACACTCTTGAAATATTTTCCAGAAGATGTACATTTGAAGACAAAGCTAATTTTAAAAGATGTTTTTGGGTGATTGTGTATGTTTTTTTTATATATAATTAAATTTAATATATAAAAAAATGATAATAAACATACTCTTATTAGTCACATCACATATTACACTAAATCCAAATTTTGGTGCGGAAAGTGGTGGCTATTTTCACACTACCATAAGAGTCCCACATGCTACAGAAAACTCGCACACAACAAGACTCGACATAACTATACCGCATGGTATTTTGGTTGCCAAACCAGAGATACCGGAAGATTGGACCGCAAAAATTGAAACAAGAACTCTCTTGGAAAATGAACAATACGTGTCTCACGGCGTTTTAAAAACAGAGGCACCTAGCAAAATAACGCTTCAAGCAAATACTCATGCAGACGGTGTACATGATGATTATTTACTAAATGTAGACATACAATTGAAAATAGGATGTATATTCCAAAACGAAAACTTTAATACAATATGGAATAATGAGTATACACTTTGGTGGAAAATAGATCAGTATTGTGAAAGTGCGAATGGGGATACTTTTGTCTATAATTGGAACGGCACCCAACATGATGCAGGAGATGGAAGTTCACCGTCATGGAGTGCTCTTCCTAACGGAATGCACCCTGCTCCGTATTTGTATGTCGAACCTGGAACAAGATGTAGTATAGAAAATTCAGGTGACGAATTAAATGGAGGTTTGATGTGGTTTGGTATACATGAATTAGGAGATTCCAACAGTATCCTTATTTCAACTCCTAATCTAAATCCAAAAAATACAGACACCTTAATTTATATAACTTTAGTTGTATCAATTGTGTCAATCGTTTTGACAACAATTGTAACATCTCTGCTTTCTGCAATGTGTTGTATGAGATTTCGAAATAAAAAGAAATTCACAGAGAGACTTATCGGAGTAGAATATTGTGCTTGTAAAGAACTTGCATCGGTTCCGCACAATACGTTTATTGAAGATGCTACCTCTAGAACTTAGTTTGTGTATTTTTTGTTTTTAAAATAGTATTTTAAAAATAGTAATGATATTTTCGTCTTTAAAAAATCAATTAAAAAATTTTAAAATAAGAACACCTATGATACAAGATTTTTTCTTGAAACTTATAGTTGTATTTATTGTATTAAAAAAAAAGGAATACACTAAAACAATATGTTTAAACAACTATGTCATTTACATGTGTTGATAAATATACTCTGATGTGGATCAACACGAAGAGTTTCAGAGGTCTACTCTAAGAGTCTCAAAGTCTCAAAGCAACAGCTACCTTCGACCATGATGTTGGAAGGCCACGACATCCGTTCTACGCAACACATTTTAAGACAAGTGCACAGAATGATGTGTTTAAAATTTGATCTGTGTAGAGAAATCGAGTATATGTATCATTTAAACCTACTTTTGGGTGCATCACTTCCGATTCCTATTATCGTAAAAATTAGCTACAATTGTGTGAATGATCCACCTGAACTTGTTCGACAATGGTTGTATGATCTTGCATACAACTATGTATCATACTATTGTTGTTAAAAAAAGTGGTTCTAAACATAGCGGATCAAACATTGAAGCAATCGAATGGAGCCTCAACACGACAAGGTCGTCGACGGTGCCTCTGTGATTTCGTTTTCGAGTGGAGCGAAAGCTCCATACTTTAAGTTATCAAACTTTTATGAAACCCCCGTTCATTATATGGGAACATGTTTTCCTTGTTCAGAACATGCATATCAAGCTCGCTTATTTCCGAATGCAGTTGTTTTGTTCCAATGTGGTGGTCCTTTGAGTTCTCTTTCAGTTGAAGCGTTCCAATATTTTGGGTTTAGTCAGAAAGAAGCAGAAAAAAAGTACAAGTATTGGTCCAAGAAGAATATGGTAGGAATTCTTTCCAAAATGTATGCCACGCGGCAAAAGAAGTTTAAGAAAAAAATGGATGAAGAAGAGTGCAAAACTACTTTTTTGGACATACTATGTGCAAAGTATACTCAAAACAATGAACTTTGGAAAGTGTTAAAAGATACACAAGACAAGTATTTACTGGAATTCGATAGAGGAGCGACTAGAAAATGGAACAAATACAATATAAAAACAAGGTGGGCTGGGATGGTAGTTGATAACAAAATTGTCGGTGATAATCAACAAGGAGTTTTGCACATGATGATTCGTGATAAACTAAACAATTAAAATAAATAAAAACATGGATTCTCTCTCCAGATGATGTTATATAAATAATTATCAAATATGGTACTGACAATAAGTAAAAGATCCATTATAAAAAATAAAATTTATAGAAATTCATTTGATGTATATATGCATGTATTGACAAATTTGCCAGTACTATAATCATAATATTGAGGTCCCCATAATTTACCCGCGTATTTTTTTGCGGCACGATCGCATTTTTTCTTGAACCTATCTCGCTTTTGTATCAGCCGCTTTCTTGCAGAATTCCAACCCCCATATTTGTCAACTAGAATTGGCGCATCTTTTAGCCTGACATTGGCCTGGAATAGTATATGAGCCATCCTTCTGTCACATCTGTGTAGCACAAAATCTTGTATTATACTATCGTATGTCAGTTGTTGTGTGATCATGCAAAGACAACGCAACGAGATCAATTCTTGAAAATGCAAATGCTTCAATATGACACAGAATAAATCGCGATTTTGAATTACTGACAACATAATATTAATTTTAATATTGAACATATAAAATTATATGTTCAGAGACGCAAGGGTTTCAAGTCGAGAATTCTCATTCTATGTTTTTGTGCATTCTGACCACCATGTAAAAAAAAAAAGTTGCGACAGTTGATGCAAAAAGATAATCCGGTTTTATGGAAAAAATATGAAACGAGAGAGTGTATAGATTGTAAATAATGTTTATATTACAAATGAAATGTCTACATCTGTACAACAAACTTTAATTAAATTAAATAAGTTTAAAATAGTTTTAACATACTTTTTATAACAATCTAAACATTTGGATATTGTGAAAAAAAACCATATACGCAAAACTTGTTGGGTGTAGAAGCATTTACCCAGGTCTCTTCTCCCGTGTAAACTGGATAGTTGTTGAGTATAGTTCCATTCGTTTCGTATGCATTGTTTACATTAAGACGAAACGGAGTATTTCTATATCCTGTGTTGAAAACTAGATGATCGTTTTCTACATTTACAGCATCAGTTGCAACAGTATCTGTCTCTGGACATTTTACAACATAAAGCGTCAAAAAACCATCAGAAGAAGCAGTATGACACCAAGAGCCGTTTGTGCGTAAACCTTTGTCAATTTTGGTAGTCGAAACAAGTTCTGGTTTTGTTTTTTCCATGTTTTGAAAATAAATAGTTCCAAAAAAAAATCTGATTCATAAATATTTATGTTGAACTAAATATTGGTCCAAATTATTTTTTCTTTAAAATTTTTTTCCAAATGTTGATTTGCTTGTTCGAAATGTCCACAACCTATAAAAGGAACTGGAGCACTGTGATGTGCACCTAGAGGACTTGGATGTGCAGCTTTCAAAACAAGTTGAGTTGGTTTAAAATTTAGACCAGATACTTGATTTTGAGCGTCTCTGCCCCAAAGCATAACTACAATATGCTCATTGTGTTCGATCAATAATTCTAAAACTCTCCTTGTCAATATTTGCCATCCTTTTCGACTATGTGATTTTGGTTTGTTTTCTTCGACCGTAAGAACTGTGTTTAGAAGCATGACACCTTGTGTTGTCCAGTTTGTCAAATCCCCATGATTGGATTCAATCTTGGCTTCTTTGAAAATATTTTTAAGAGATGGTGGTAATGCAACTCCTTTACGTACTGAAAAAGAATAGCCGTGCGCTTGTCCCTTTCCATGATATGGATCTTGTCCTAAAATCAAAACTTTTACATTTTGAACTGGTATAGAAAATGCGTTATAAACATCTTCTTCAGGTGGATATACTATTTTTGTTAAACGTTCTGATTCTACAAACTTTAACAAGTTTAAAAAATCAAGGTTTTGAAGGACATCGTCGTTTAAAAGAGAACTCCATGATTGGTCCATTTAATTATTGTATTCAGATGTTTCACGAAACTGATGTTTTAAGATATTTTTTATATTGTTGATTCATTGTTTGTTGTATTTATGTGAATATGCGGTGTACAGATCCGATTGGACTACGACATAGTGGACATGTGCTAATTAGTTCGGAACATTCTTGACACACACACATGTGAAAGCACGGATATGGTGCATGTGTCTTTTCGCGATCCCTGCAAATGCAACATGCTTTATCTCCCAGAGTTTGTGGCAACTCAGTTATATTTGTTATGGACTGTATTGTACGAGGTCGAACCGGTTGTCGAACCCAGTTCCGTCGAAAACGTGTAGTGTGTGTGAATGCAGTTGTTTGAGGTGCACGTGGTGTAATTCTGGAGGTTTGAGGACGTGTAGTGTGTGCTCTTGCAGTTGTTTGAGGTGCACGTGGTGTAATTCTGGAGGTTTGAGGACGTGTAGTGATACGAGGGCGATGAGGTAGACGATTTTGGGGTCGAAGAGGAGGTGGATGTTGAGAAAGAGAATTGCGAGAAAGTGATGGAATCATTGAATTTGTATAAAGTATTTCTGCTCGAATGCGAACCTGTTCGTCGACTTGCCCTCCAGGAAGTATATCTTCTTCGCTCAACAATCCATTGAGCATTAAATCACACAGACTTACTCCGGGTGGACGAACAGTTGTCATCATTGTTTACGCCAATATTGATTATAGTTCTGACTGATGACTTTTACATTGTGTTATATTATTTTATTTTTGTATTTTTATGAAACGGAAAAAAATATATGAAACACAAAAGATCATACTTGAATATCCATTTCTTCCAATGTTCGTTGTAAATCTTCTATTTCACCTTCTTTATCGGAACTTTGTAAAGAACGACGTTTGTGTCGTTCTTGTCTTAGTTTTCTACTTTTTTTTTCTTTTAAAATATTATTATATGTTTCTAAATTTTCTAAAATAAATTCATAATCTCTTTTAAAACTCTTAAAATTTTCTAGAGTTTTGTTATAATATTCGTCTAGATTTTCGAATCGTTGTAAATGGCTACTTCTTTTACGTATTCCTCTCAAAAAATTGTATTCTTTTATACCATTTTCATTACCTTTAAGATAAACATGCAATTCTTCATTCATTTCTTTGGGCAGTTCTGTACCGTTTAATACAGAATCATAACTTTCTGGATATTTTTTAAAAATTAAAAGTATTTCCAATCTTTTTTTTAACAAGTCATGTAAATTGTTTAGACTTTGTATTGAAAATGGAAGATCCGTTCTTTTTGAAACTATTTTTGATATACGATTTGTAATTTTTTCCACATCAAAACTACTCCTGTATAATATTTCTAGTTTTTGCTTAGCCAACCACATTTAACTGTAATGCAAAAAAAAGTTTGACATTGCAAAAAAGAACGAAGCAATGACTACGACGACACCCTCCAAAACTCAATACGTTCATGGGATTCTTGATAGATCTGGTTCTATGAATGGAAAAATAAAAGATGTAATTGGTGGTCTCAAAGCAAATATTGAAGATTTGAAAACAAACATGGAAGAAAATTTTGACATTTTTGTTTCTTTGAAAATGTTTGATCAAGAAGAAGAAACTCTACTTGAATCTATAAATGTTAAAATGTTATCCGAGAAAGTAATTGATAATATTACGAAAAAATATGTTCCTCGAGGACAAACGGCAATTCGTGATTCACTAGGAAACTCTTTAAATCATTTTATTGAAAAATACGAGAAAGAAAAATATGAAAGTTGCATAATTTATGTATTTACAGATGGGATAGAAAATGCAAGCAAAACGTTTTCAGTTTCTCAAATAAAAACACTTGTTTCTGATGCAGAAATGAAAAATATAAAAGTAGTTTACGTAGGATCTAATCAAGATGCGATTTTAAGTGCACAAGAGTTTGGTATTTCGCCTGGTCTTGCTTTAAACTATGCAGAAAATACGGAAACTGTGTCTAGCGCTTACAGGGCACTATCTAACGTCGCATATCGTGCACGATCAGGTGGTCCTTTAGATTTTACACTACCCGAAAGATCTGCATCTTGTCGTACGGAACAAACTGAGGTAAATGATTTACAAATACTTGAAGCTAATACACTTGACATTCAATCTTTAGCGCCACCGCCAGTGCGTCGTTCCTGATTGTTTAAATATGTTCATATACTCTTCTTACAGATTAATATGAAGGTTCGTGTTTATTTATAAATTATTTTGGGTAATACAAACAGATGTACAAATTATGAGAATATGTGTATTTTTTATTTAAAAAGACTCGTTATTTGTTTTAAAAAAAATTGAATACTTTTTAAAAATGAAAGATGAAAAATGGAATAGTATAGTAAACAGTTCAACAAAAGAATTACAATTAAAAAGATGTGTAGCTTACTGTTTGTTTAATGACTTTGCAACTTGTGGTATCGAGCAGTTTACGGAAGACGCAGAAATGCACTTTTCAAAAGCTATTGATAAAATTTACATAAAAAATTGTCCATACATCTACTTTTCATGTAAAATTTCTGAAGAAAGTTGTAAAACATTTGAACCCGACAACAAAGTACCTGAACTTTTAAATCTAAGCTTAGAAAATTACGACAACCGTGATGTTTTAGAATGCAAGACACTTTTTGAGTGTTATACAAAAAATTTTGTTTACGATTTTGAGTTTTCTCCGAGATACGATTTAAATAGAGAATCGGGAACATGTTGGTTTTCAGTTGTTTCGGATATACTTTTAAATATACCAGAACTTGATAATGAACTATTAGAAAGGTTTGATATTAAAAAAAATAAAAAAAACTTACTAGGTTCATTTATAAATTCAAAATACGGTACTCATATTTTTAACGTGTATACAAGAAGAATTATTTCAAGAAACCATAATGTAACTCTTGCACCCGACAGTAAAAAATATGTCATGAAACCATCTAATTATGGATATCCGGAAGAATTGATGGCATGTATCCGTATAGAAACTGGATTAGAAATGTTAAAGTCTACTACTTATAAACACTATAAAAAAGCAAGAGACTTGCTAAACCTTATAGTTTCCATATCAAATGGTGACATGATTGGTATCGTTTCAGTCGAAGTAAACAATTTGTGGAATCGATTGGAATACTATGCTAGAAGAATAGATAGGTTTAGGGGTTCGATATTAACCGGATTTAAAAAAGGATGTATTGTGGGACATGCGATTTCTATATGCAAAACACCACTTAATACTTTGGAAGTTTTTGACAAGGGAAAACTAGTGAAAAAAGAATACTTGTGTAAATTTTTAAAAGAGTTTAACCAATATGTAACACTTACAATGTACGAATATCCTGTGTAAAAGTTACATTCTTTGTACATTCAAAAGAGTTCTTTTCAAACCAAATAGGTGGTTTATAAATTCATACATGTATATTTTTTGTCCAGTATGTTTCCCTCTTAGGCGAAGAGACTCATATTCTGTTTCATTAATTGTTATAGAACCATTGTCATCCACAAAATCGTACCATGGTTGAGTGCATAGATTTTCTACTAATTGTAAAGACTCTTCAATGTTCATTTCTTTTTCAATCAAATAATGGTGAACATTATTACCATTTTCATTTTCATACCATACTTGCAACTCGACTTCGCAGTTATCTTCTGGAGGTTGGATATTAAACTTTAGTCTCATTTCACACGATCGACCTAACAAATGTTGTTTCCAAAAAATTAATAAAATAATACTTTCAGATTGAGAAGTCATCAATAACAAATTATAAATATCACTTGAAGGTATTAACTTTCTTATAGAGTTTACTATATCATCTTCTTCAATTTCAATATTTTGTTTGAGCCAATAGTTTTCAACCATACTTCCCACATAATATGGACTCCCTATACACCTTGTATCATTCTTTACACGTTTCAGGCATTCTTGTAATAACAAGGTATCCGCATCCGCTTCTGGATTTTCTTCTTGTGGAGTGTCGATAGAAGGATGAGGTGGTATACATCCCATATTGAAAAGTTTTGGAATCTCCGTATGACATTTGTCTTGTGATTCATCGGTTGTGTTAAATTTTTTACTAGTATCTTTCATTGACGTTCCAGCTTTTTCTTCAATTAAAGGGCGCAAGTCACCACTTAAAACGTCTTCGGATAATTTTCCGACTCGTGACATATTTCTTGTAATACTCATTTAACTATTAGATATAAAAAATATTATATCTACATATAGTTTGTATGAACAAGTTCATACAAAGTAAACAATTTTAGGATTCTTGTTTTTGAATGTCATTGCAGAACGTTTCCAAATAGGTTTTATACAACATAAACTTTTTGTGCGTATATAATATAAATATCTAACAAAAAACCATGAAATTAATATTATAGAACTAAGTAAACAAAAAATTGAAACCATTATTGCATACTCAGTTATTTTTATATTATTACAAGAGTATACGACATATATACACGCAAACAAAAATGGTATAAGTAAAAAGTCAAATATAGTTAAAATATAAGAATTTTTAAAGTCTGAAATAACACATCCAGATAATGTCTTTTTTATAGAGTATTTCTGTTTACACACTGCACAATGTGTATTATGAGAAGATACCATATTGATCATTTTTTCAAAACATTCTATATGTATGTACGTGTTACAGTTACAAACTTTGTATAAAAATTTTCCATCTCTTTCACAACAAATTAAACATTCATGTTCCATTTAAACTTTTGTTCAAAAAAAATAATATATATTTTACAATGTATTTCACACCCTTAAAATCGCCGCGTGAGAGTGGAAAACATATTTTCGATGAAATATTTAAAAACTCGTTGAAACATTACGACTTTAACACATATTCTAAAATTGGTTGATTTGTATCAAATATGAAAATTCTTTAAAATCAATTATATTAATGGAAAATATATAATTTATTGTACCTTTCTTTTGTAATCTTTTTTCCCCAAATCGTCATTTATATAGGCCAGAGGAATTTCTCCAATCGGTAAAACAGAAGATGAGACATTTAAATTTTTCAAATATTTTGTATTTTTTCCGATTGAATTATATCTACTAAATTTGAATTCTGTTTCAAAAGGTCCTGACATGATATAATCTTTCCAATTTCCTTCTATGGATCCATGTGCTTGTTCTTTTTGATCAATGTACAACTTGTCATAGTTTGTTTTTTCACCATGATAAGACAACATGTTGTAATCCAGGCTGTGACCTAGTAAACCATGAACGGATTCTATATTTGGTTTTCCATATATTTTCAAGTGTTTTTCTTCTGTAAGTGGAGAAATGCGAACATTGTATCTCCATTCTGTTTCTTTGTTTTTTTCATCTGTCACAATGTAATCTATAGGAACTCTTGTTATATTCATTTCCCAACCATTTGCTCTTACCAAGTTTGATAATTCTTTTGACAATATTCTGACTGAATCTTTTTGAGTGTCTTGCCATACATCAAACCGTTTTGTTTCTACATTGTTTATAATTGTAGAATAACCTTTATTTTTTGAAAACATGGAAACAAGTATTTTCTCTCTTGTATTTTTAGTATAGAAACTTAGATGTGCTTCCGTGAAAAAAGAGCTTTTTAAAAGAGATGGGCGTGGTAAGAGTGTTTCATAGTCTGTTGTCTTCATATTGAGGGAAAATCCATTTGAAGAAAATATATTAAAATATGTGTTGTCACGGCCCCTAAAATCTGCTCCTCCACCGTAACCAAAATTAAGCGTTGGTTGGCTGTCACGTAAAATAGAAAATGGTATCATCCACAAGAACATTTTTGTTTTAACATACAAGATTTTATTTTTTCATGGTTATTTTTATTTTAAAAATTAAGTTGTGATCTAATCGGACTTTTACGTTCTACTTGTAAAGTATTGTTTCTTGGTGTTTCTGGTGTTGTGGGGTGTCTTTTTTTAGGAGTGCTTACCATATTTTGTTGTTTCCGTGTCAAAGATTTGTCCAACTCTTCGACATAACTTCTAAAATCATATAATATATCCAAATATTTTTGAACAAGTACTGAACTTTCTTCTTCGCGTGACAAATCTTGTATATCGTTCCTTAGCGTTTCCAGACTTTTGTTCAAAAGCGTTGTTTGTGTAAAAAGTTCCACACTTCCTACCCATCGAGGTATATGCTCTTTTATGTTTATTTCAGTACGATACCCATTCCATAGTACAACGCGCCCGTAATCTATTATAAACCATTTCGGTTTACCATTTACTTCTTTCAAAAATATGTTGTTTGCATGTAAATCCATGTGATATATACCATGATGAAACAGTGTTTTCAACATATGAACAAATGATTTTTGAAATGAATTCATCAAAACCTTCATATTTTCGGTATCTGGCTGTTCAAACTTTTCTCTTAACTTTTTTACAGGTGTAAACACGATTTCTTTATCAATGGAAGCACGATATTCTTCTTCGTTAAGGATATATTGTCTACTCGAACTTAGTGGTATTTTTTCATAAATATATTCCTTTCTTCCTTCTAAATAATAGCTAAGCGGATAATCCAGCCTTTCAAACACAAAAACTCCATATCTTTCTTTTGCATTAATATCTGGGGATATAAAATGATCAAAAAGTTCTGGACCTGTACCGATTTTGCCTGCAAAAAAGGAAACCGTAGACTCCTTTTCGAATTCAGCTCTTTGATAAAAACCACGTCTGATATTCCAAGGAGTATCAGAATTTTCTGAGTCTAGTTTCACAATTTTCAGAAATTTATCGCCCATTGGAACTCCAATTCCATCGAGAGAATCTGAACTGTGACTTCCAAACAAGTTTTCTATATATTCAAACTCAGAAGGTGTTGGAACGTGCAGTCTTTTTTCTTCTTTTACAGAAGAAGAACGATATTTTAATAGATTATTTATTAATGAATTCATTTTATTTAACAATTAAAAAATTACGACTCGAATGGTGGAAGATCTACTGCCGATAAAGAACTTAGTAGACGTCTATTATCACTACCTGCTGTATTAGTATTATAAGCAGTTTCATATTCATCGTCACAATAATTACATCCATACCAAAAATCTACGTAAAAGGATGCAACTTCTCCTAGAATACGACTGTCTGAAAAGGACGAAACTTCTTGTTGAATAAGACTATCTGAAAAAGATGAAATTGGGGCTAGTATATTATCATCATCATCATTGATGACAATTTCAGGAAAATTTACTCCAGAAAGTTTTTGTTTTTCAAGAACATCGTTTACTTCGGGAACAATTTCTATTGTATTATATAATTTACGGCGTTGTGAAATACAAAACGTGAAATCATTGCTTTCGTAATCATTATAAGATATAACAAAATTACTTTTACATGAAATACGTTTACAAATCAACTGATCATGAATATGTCTCCATTCATAATTTGCATTGTTGTCTCTTCCTCTACATGGTCCGTTGAGCACTGCACTACTACTACGTTGTGGAGTCAGACTATAAAGTGCACAATCTTCAGGATGATTTTCATACTCAAAGTACGCAATATTATTTTGAGTAAAAGTCTCACTAAACATAGTACATTTTAAGTATTGAGTATTTTGATACGTTGAAGTACTTCCCAATACCCATTCACCATTCCAAAAGTTGTTGGGTGAGCTAATTACGTTATCTGGATTGTTTACAAAATTTTGTAAAAGGTTTACGCAACTAATATATGGGTTCGTTTCACTAAAAGTAACTGAATCTCCAAAGTAAATACTTGCGTGGAGACATACACTATTGTAGGGACCGTAACCCGCATAAGTACATTTGGGTTGAGAATCGTTGGAAAGAACTATCGCCATTTCTTCAGAGCCTGTAGTTGTTAAAAAGGGAGAATTCGTAGGAGGGTAGTCAACATATGAAGAACACGTGCTTGTATTTGCACCGTCGATTCCCCTATAGTTTATACTTTCCATCGTAACTGAAAGTGACATACTGGTTACAGGAATGGGAGGTGGTGGTGCAAAACCAGGTGGAAATGGAGGTATTGGCGGAGAAGGTGGTGGAAAAGGTGGTGGTGGTAAAAATGGTGGAGCATGAGGAAGTCTGCCCGACAACTCGTACCGTGACACTTGACAGTTTCGTTCGGATGGTTGTAGATGGCAATAGTTGGATGCATCTTGAAACGTACTAAACCTATCACATGTACAATCCGGTGGAGGTGAAGACGGTGGTTGAGGAGGTGGTGAATAATCGTTCCATTGAATAACAATATCCGAATCATCAAGCTGTGGACATGTGTTCGAAACCTCGGTTCTCAAATTTTCTAAACATATGGTAGAATTTTCAAAAAATAAGGGAAATTCAATCCAATTATTTGCCGCCAAAAGAGAACAACTAGTATGAAGCCATAACCAGCATGATCCGGATTTGGTAGGTACTGGTGAAAGGGGTGGACGTGGGGGTGGAGACGGTGGATGACAAGGTGGGAAATTATAACCTGGAAGATGAGGTGGTTGTAATGGTGGGGATAGTGGTGGTGGAGGTGATGGGAGAGGATGAAATGGAGGAGGACTGTATTCTGTGCAATGTTCTGAAGTAAAAGGTGAATTACACACGAAAGAATTTCCGAAAACAAATTCAAAACTTATTTGGAAACTTGAGGATACTATGAAACCGAAATTTTCATTACTATTCAATGATTTAGAAGTGCCATTTTCACAAATAAGATTATTATTTGAAGTTCTAAAAAAGTTTGTCAATCCTGACAGTAATAGTGGTGGAGGTGAAAGTGGTGGAGGTGGATGTGAAGGTGGTGGTGGTGAAGGTTGTGGTGGTGGTGGTGGTGGTGGTGGTGGTGATGGAGGTGGAGATGAGGGT